AAATATAATACGTAAGCTAAAGTTAGCGAACACGACAACTAAAAAATAAAGCCTTAAAAACTGACTGGCATCCGTTTTGATAAGGTCAAACTTACATTTTTAGTAGGTCTTTTCTCTATGCTTTGATTTTAAATCATTTGTTTAAAAATGTCAATAGTGTTCGCTAACTTTTTAGCTAATTTATTAAAAATAGAAAGGGGGAGGGGAGATGAACGCAAAGAAGGATCGATATAATAAAAAGCCTGCAAAAAAACAGGCTAATAAAACTGCTTTAGGGAAAACATTGATACAGATTAGCGAAAATATTATCTATATCAATGCACCTAATATTAAGGTATCGGGGTTAGAGAACCATCAGGTTCTTGTTTCCAACGCCAATTAGTATCAACAGATATTTCATCGGCAGTTTGCTCAAAACTCAATATCAATCCATTAGGATAAGTGGTTCGAGATTTAATATGGTCGGCATCCATTTCTAAAATCTCTGTTTTGATATCTTCAGCTTTGAATCCAAAATGCTCAAGATTAATTTTCATATGAACCATAATTTCACCTCCTTTCTGCTTTTATTATAGCAGAAAAGATAGCAAAAATTAGAAAGGAAAAAGATGAGCCAAAAACAGAAAATTTGGATTGCTCTTGTGAAAGAGCGACTGTACAACCTTGAATGGACTCAGACTCAGCTTGCGGAGGCCGTGGGAGTGACGAAATCAACTATCTCAGAATTGTTTAAGTATGGGAAAGGTAGTCGGAAGCTTAAGGACAATATCTCAAAAGTTTTGGATATTGAGGGAAGCGAGGACTAGCTATGACGATTAGTAGAGACATGAATGAGATTGAGGTCAAGGTGCTTAATGTAATCAGAAATTGTGCCAGCTTTGACTTGCCTATCCAGGCAAGTGAGCTGAGAAACATCACTGGACTGACTAAGCGAAAGCTTGAGGAAGTGATTGAGAGCTTGCGAGTCAATTTTCATCATCCAATCGTTGCTAAGAAGCGAAAGCCAAATGGCTACTACCTACCGAAAACAGCAACGGAACGAGATGATGGACTGGCACCGTACAAGAGGCAAATCTTGACCGAGCAAAAGAACCTTGCGGCTGTCATGGCAGTAAATCTGACTGACTATTGGTCAGAAACAGAAAAAGCCTGACGGCAATCAGGCTTTGAAATAAATAAATTCAAGAGGATTATATCATGAATGAGCTAATGAATCAACTGTTAGACCAGTTTGAGGCTGGTTTGATGGATCGAGCTTTAAAAGTCATGCATGTTGTGACTGACGAAAAGCGGCGCTATCCGATGGAATTGAACAAATCACAATGCTCAGAAATGCTTCTGGGTACGAGAGATACAGGGACATTTGATGAGCGGTTTAATAGCCGTAAAGACTTCCCAAGAATCAAAGGAAAGCGCGAGAAATATCCTCGTGATGCGGTTATTGACTGGTATCACGAAAATTGGGAACGAACAGCAGCGAGAGTTTGAGGAGAAAAATGGCAATAAAAAAAGAAATCGAAAATCTAGAATTTAAAAACAGAGCAATGAGAGACACAATTGCTAATCTTCAATTGGGATTGTTTACAATCTTTTGTGTCTTTATGCTTTTAGTTGTAATTCTAGTTAAAACGAATATTGAGCGAGAGCATCATTTGAAGGATCTGCAATATCAGATAAATGATAATAGGGATAGCATGCGTCGTAATGCTGTGCGCATCGTTCATCTGGAGCAGGAAGACAGAGTAATCAGAGAAAGGATTGAAAGCGATGAGTGAGTTTCTAGGAAGCGTGATGATGATTGCATTCTTTTTCTTGGCTGGTGTGGTCGGTTGCTACGTTGACCATCAAAAAGCCGAAAAAAAGCGAAAAGAAGAAGAGATGCTCAACATGCAGGCTCTCTATGTGCTTTGGATGCAGGAGCAGGCTCTCTGTGAGGCTGCTGAGCAGATGGCTGAAGCTAGGAAGAAACAGCCTGCTGGGCTACGAGATTGGGGTGATCTGAGTGGCTGTCATGGATGAAATCAAGGTTTTACCTCACGATCTAGTATCTGAGCAGGCAGTGCTTGGGTCAATCTTTATCAATCCTGACAAGATGATTGAGGTGACAGAGCTTCTGAAACCAGAGGATTTCTATAGACCAGCGCACAGGATTTTATTTCAGGCTATGCTGCGTCTGTTTGAAAGCGGTGAAGCCATTGATATTGTGACTGTAAAATCAGCGCTAGAAGCTAGCAATGAGCTGGATTTTGCAGGGAATGTCAGCTATTTAGTTGAGATTATCAACGCTGTCCCAACCAGCTCGAATGCGGAGCATTATGCCAAAATCGTGGCTAAAAAATCAAGGTTGCGGTCAATCATTGCTAATCTGTCTGACTCGATTAGCAATGCTTATGACGAGGATATGGACATTGATGAGATTATCGCTAAAGCTGAGAAATCGCTCATGGAAGTGAGCCAGTCGAGCAATAGGGGAAGTTTTCGTCCGATTCATGATGTCCTGCTTGAAAATCACAGTAAAATTGAAGAACGGTCAAACAACATTAGTGAAATTACTGGTATTGAGTCAGGCTTTTCTGATTTTGACAAGTTGACGACTGGTCTACATGAGGATAATCTCATCATTTTAGCAGCACGGCCTGCGATGGGTAAGACGGCTTTTGCTCTCAATATCGCTCAAAATGTTGCTACAAAGGCCAATCAGCCTGTGGCTATCTTTTCTCTGGAAATGGGAGCTGAGAGTCTGGTTGAGCGGATGTTGTCGGCAGAAGGAGCAATTCCAAATCATCACATCAGGACAGGCTCTTTGTCCACGGACGAATGGGAACGGCTGGTCTATGCTCAGAGTAGACTTGCTGAAGCACCGATTTTCATAGATGATTCGGCTGGTATTAGGATTTCAGACATTCGAGCGAGGGCTAGAAGACTGGCTCAGGAAACGAGTGGTTTAGGTCTGATTGTGATTGACTACTTGCAGCTCATCACAGGACGCAAGACAGATAATCGGCAACAGGAAGTGTCTGAGATCTCAAGGCAGTTGAAGATCATTGCTAAAGAGCTGAAAGTGCCAGTGATTGCTCTTTCTCAGCTTAGCCGTAGCGTTGAGCAACGACAGGATAAAAGACCCATCATGTCCGATTTGAGGGATTCTGGGAGCATTGAGCAGGATGCTGATATTGTAGCATTTCTCTATCGTGACGCATACTATCAAGATAAAGCCGACGATCAGCCAGAAAGTAATCTGACTGAGCTTCTTATCAAAAAGAACCGACACGGCAGTCTTGGGACAGTGAAATTGTATTTTCACAAGGAATACACAAAATTTTCAAGTGTGGAGGAGGTAGAGAATGGCTGAGACTTATTTTAAAAATGAGGTTGAGAAATATCAGTATTTCCAACTGCCTAAATGGCTCTTTAAGGAGCCGTACAAGCAGCTATCTAACAATGCCAAAATCATGTATGCTCTGCTCTACAATCGCTTGAATCTGTCGTTAGAATCTGAGTGGCATGACCGAAATGGGCAAGTATTTATCTACTTTACGACTAGTCAATTTTGTGAGGAGTTGGGTTGCTCGGAGAAGACGGTCACGAAAATTAAAAAAGAGCTTGTGACTGCTGGTCTTTTAAAAGAGGAGCGTCAGGGATTGACCAAGCCGAATAGGCTCTATATCCTTGGGCCGACTGTTGTCAAGTCAGAATTTCCTGACCCGCAAAAATTACCGTCCAGAACCGTAGAAAATACGGCTCAGGAAGCGCAGAAAGTACAAACAATAAAGACTGATATTATAAAGACTGATATAGATAATAATAAATTGTCGATTTGTAAGGAAATTATATCATATCTAAATCTAAAAGCTAAGAAGAATTTCAAGGTAAATACAGCTAGTCATCAAAAGTTTATCAAGGCAAGACTAAAAGAAGGATATGTCCTTGATGATTTTAAAAAGGTGGTGGATATCATGGTAGCGAAGTGGAAAGGTACAGACTATGAGCAGTATCTTCAACCTCAGACACTTTTTGGCAATAAGATGGACAATTATCTGAATCAGCCGATGCCAAAACGCTCTACAATTTTGACTAGTACAGTTGACGAAAGGTTGGGTTTTTGATGGATTTTAAAAATTTTGAAGCTAGGCAGGTCTTAGACGAGACTTGTGAAGTGCATGGTTGCCAGCTCTGGTTGACAAAGATGCCGATCAAGGGAAGGCTGGAAGAAATCAAGCAGTGTCCTGAATGCACTAAGGCTGCGATTAGCCTTTTTGAAAAAAGGCTGAATGAGACATCTGAAGTGCAAAGCAAGCTAGCTGATACTTATGCTGTCTTTGAGAGAGATAGCATTATCTCAGACAAGCTACGAGATAAGACTTTGCGAAATTATGAGGTTATGAGCGATATCGACCAGAAAGCGGTGAATTTCGTAAAGCGTCTGGAACGTTGCTATGCGAAAGGTGAGACTGGCAATGCGATCATCACTGGGCCATCTGGTGTTGGTAAGAGCCACTTGACTTATGGATTGGCCGCTTATCTCAATGAGCAGTTTAAGTCTTATGATGAGCCCAAAAGCGTGCTTTTTGTGTCGGTGGTGAGGCTGTTTAGTTTAATCAAAGAGAGTTTCAAGGTTGACAATGGCTACTCTGAGTCTAAGATGATAAAGCTGTTGACCGACGTTGACTTTCTATTTCTTGACGATCTGGGGAAAGAGAGTCGCAAGGCTGACGCTCGTAGCAATGAGTGGGCGCATCGTGTGCTCTACGAGATTTTGGATAATCGTAGCAACACGATCATCAACACGAATTTGAGTAGTGAGGAAATCAAGGCGCTGTATGCGGATGATTTTGGGAATGGTGCTCTGTCAAGTCGCATCTTTGAGGGTGCGACAGGCAGATGCTTTGTGTATCCTGCCGGGATGAAGGATAGGAGGTATTGATGTCGGACATCAGAATACTAGATGCGTGTTGTGGCTCTCGAATGTTTTGGTTTGATAAACAAGAACCACATACGACATACATGGATAGACGTGAAGAAGAGTTTGAAATTCACAAAAAGAAAATAAATGTTAAGCCAGATATTGTTGCAGATTTTCGAGATATGCCATTCGATGACGAAACATTTAATCTTGTTGTGTTCGACCCACCTCATCTTCTATGGGCTGGCCAGAAATCATTCATGCGTGCGCAATATGGTCAACTAGACTTGTTGACTTGGAGATTAGACTTACAGCAAGGATTCGAAGAGTGCTTTCGGGTGCTAAAGACAGGCGGAACGCTAATTTTCAAGTGGTCTGATGCACAAGTAAATGTTAAGGAAATTTTGGAATTGGTTCCGCACCAACCACTTTTCGGTCAGCAACGTGGGACGACTCACTGGATGGCTTTCATGAAATTTTAAAAAGGAGAAAAAAGATGAATAGTATAACACTTGAAGAAAAAGTAGAGAAATGGTTTGTAGAAAGAAATCTACATGAAGCAAATCCAGTCAAGCAATTTGAAAAACTTATGGAAGAAGCTGGGGAGCTGTTTGAAGGCATTGCTAAAGGCAAGAATGAGCTGATTTATGATGCCTTGGGTGATATTCAAGTCGTCTTGATTAGGCTTGAGCAGCAGATTCGCAATGGTGCAGAGATTGAAGCGACTGCTCAGGAGCTGGAATTGTTACTCATGGTTTCAAGCCTTGGCAATCTTGCACAGAAGCTTTACAAGCATGTGTTTCACAAGGAAACCAAGCAACCGCTTATCAAGCCAGACTTGATGCTTTTGCACAGCGCAATTCATGCGCTAGCTCTCTACAATGAGACAAGTGCCGATGACTGTCTGGCATTAGCTTACCAGACCATCAAACATCGCAAGGGCAAGATGATCGATGGCGTGTTTGTAAAAGAGGAGGACTTGACATGAGAGAACACAGCATTTACATTTTCAGCATCGTTGTTTTGCTAGCGATTTTGATGGCAGCAATCATCAAGATTAACAGGCTCAACGAGCGAGTCGAACAGCTAGAAGCCAGAAAGTTGATTACGATACATCGGGCAGATAATGCTGGCGCTGAAATGCACGGCAGAATCACTGGAAAAGAGGTTATTGACGGTCGCTACACTGTGACCGCTGGTGCTTACGGCAAATTCCTTGTAACGAAGGAGCAGTACGAGGCTATCAAGGTTGGAGACCCAATACCGGATTATTTGAGAGGAGCAGGAAGATGAATAAAGAAGAAGTTATTAATAAAATTAATGAAATGACGGTTGAAACGTTTTTTTCAAAAACTCTCTTTGTACAACAAAAGAAAGTCATCGAACTTATCGAACAGCTAGACGAACCAGAAAAGGTCAAAATTCCGCAGTTTGTGGCGGAGATTATCGAGTATTACAAAGGGCAGAACGCTACGTTATATGATGTGCTCAGAGAGAAGAACTTTAATAAACAATACAGTGAGTGGTTGCTGAATGAACAGAATGCTTACGATAAAGTCGCTCGTGCTTGGCTTGACGGCTACGAGGTCGAGAAAGAGAAGCGGTACGTAGTAACAGACGGAACTCACCTTTATTTCAAAGAATATCAAGAAGACGTAGAAATCGTTATCCTTGCTGACGAAATGCCGGGTACTATGGACTATGTCAAGAAATTCGATACAAAGGAACAGGCCCGAGAGGTTGCGAATATTCTTGGTTGGAAAGTCAAGGAGGTGGATGAATGAGTAAATTTGAAATCTCCCTGTCTAAAGATGACCTTGAATATATTGCTAACGGTTATGACATCAAAATCAAAATCGACGGTAAAAGATTTTTGGAAACAAATGAAATCATTTTGAAGCCTGCATTGACAAATGATGTTATGGCTCCGATATTGAATTATAGAAATAAAATAATCGATACTGAACAGCAAAATATTGCTAATAATTTTATTGGAGGTGCAAGATGATTCCAAAATTTAGGGCGTGGGATAAAGAAAATCAGATAATGCTAGATGTTTCTTTGATAGATTTTAAAAAAAGAGTGTTAGTTGGTGAGCATTTTGAGTTTGGCGAAACAAATTTTATGAGTTTTGACGATATCAAACTCATGCAATCAACAGGTCTGAAAGACAAGAACGGTAAGGAAGTATTTATCGGTG